AAATGGCAAGCACAATGGCAACAAAATCCTGTTTCAGAAGAAGGTTCCATTATTAAAAGAGAGTGGTGGAAGATTTGGGAAGAAGAGGACCCGCCTGAAATGGTACACATCATACAAAGTTATGATACCGCCTACAGCAAAAAAGAGACCGCCGACTTTTCAGCAATATCAACCTGGGGAATATTTTATCCAAAAAATTCTTATAAGCCTAGTGCAATACTAATGGATTGTAAAAAAGGCAGATGGGATTTTCCTGAATTAAAAAAAACAGCAATGGAAGAATATAAATATTGGGACCCTGAAACTGTATTGATTGAAGCAAAAGCAAGTGGTATGCCACTAACAGATGAGCTACGTGCAATGGGAATTCCTGTTGTTAACTTTACACCGAGCAAAGGAAATGATAAACACGTTAGAGTCAATTCTGTTGCACCTTTATTTGAAGCTGGCATGGTATGGCGTCCAGATGAAAGATGGGCAGAAGAGATGGTGGAGGAGTGTGCGGCTTTTCCATTTGGGGAACATGATGATTTAGTAGACAGCATGACCCAAGCTATGTTAAGGTTCCGCCAAGGTAATTTTGTGGTGCACCCAGAAGATTATGAACCGGAGCAATTAGCAATAGGAATGCAACGAAATTATTATTAGGAGGCCACATGGCAGAAAAAGGATCATCAAGAGTAGCTCAACTTTTAGATTTATTGAGCGATGCTATTTCAGGAGATGATGATGATAAAATTATAGAAATTGAATCAGAATTATTTAGTATTAATCCAACGCTCGTTGAACCGCGAAAAGGGAAACGTGGTGGATTAATCACGCCTCGTGGATTTAAAAGAATGAAAAAAGGTAAACGAACTAAAACAAGGATTACATAATGGCCGTTGATAAAAAGATACAACCAATACCAAACTTTAGAGAAATTGATGGACCGCGCGACGCGGACACAGAAGTTTTCATTGAGCAGGCTAGACAAGACCCAGACATCGATATTATTCAAGAAGAAGACGGCGGCGCTACTATTGATTTTGACCCAAATAAGGCAGGATCAACAGGAGATTTTTACGAAAACTTGGCAGACATTCTCTCAGATGACGATTTAAATTCTATATCTACCGACTTAGTTGGTGATTTTAAGATGGACCGCGATTCACGGTCCGAGTGGGAAGACGCTTATACAAAGGGATTAGACCTTTTAGGCTTTAAATATGATGAAAGATCACAGCCTTTTCAAGGCGCAAGCGGTGTAACACACCCATTATTAGCGGAATCTGTCACACAATTTCAAGCGCAAGCGTTTAAAGAATTATTACCTCCATCAGGACCAGTAAAAACGTCAATTTTAGGGGTAGAAACACCAGAAGTTATCGCGCAAGCAGACAGAGTACAAGATTTTATGAATTATCAGATCACTACAGTCATGGAAGACTACACTCCAGACATGGATCAGTTGTTATTTCACCTACCTTTAGCAGGATCTGCTTTTAAAAAGGTGTATTATGACGGTGGTAAGGCACAATGTGTGTCAAAATTTGTTCCAAGTGAGGATTTAGTCGTTAATTACATGGCAACAGACCTAGAAACAGCGGAAAGAGTAGGTCAAATTGTTAAAATGAACCGAAATGAGCTTAGAAAACTACAAAATGCAGGGTTTTATAGGGATATTGAGGTAGAAGAGAGTGACGAAGAGAGCAAAATTCAGGCAAAATATGACAGGATAGAGGGTGTAGAAAAGACAGATTATGCAGATAATGCATATACTTTGTATGAAATACATTGCAATTTGGACATACCAGGGTTCGAAGATAAAGACGCGAAAACTGGGGAAGAAACAGGTATAGAGCTGCCATACGTTGTTACAATCGATGAAGGCTCAGGAAAAGTATTATCAATCTACAGAAACTACAAAGAGGATGACCCTCTTAAAAAGAAAATACAATATTTCGTTCACTACAAGTTCCTTCCTGGTCTTGGCTTTTATGGTTTTGGTCTTATCCATATGTTGGGGGGCCTCTCACGAACGGCTACTGCCACGCTCCGTCAACTTATTGATGCGGGAACATTATCAAACTTGCCAGCAGGCTTTAAGGCAAGAGGATTACGTATCAGAGATGACGACAGTCCTTTACAGCCAGGAGAATTTAGAGACGTGGATGCACCGGGTGGAGACTTGCGCCAAGGACTATTACCTTTACCTTATAAAGGACCCGACCAAGTATTATTCCAGCTCTTAGGTTTTTGTGTAGACGCGGGTAAGCGTTTCGCTGCCGTGGCTGACATGAAGATTGCAGAAACAAATACCAATGCTCCAGTTGGTACAACCTTAGCAATGATGGAACAAGGCGCAAAAGTTATGAGCGCTATCCATAAGAGATTACATTACGCACAAAAAATAGAATTTAAATTATTAGCAAAAGTTTTTGGTACAAGCCTGCCACCTGAATATCCTTATCAAGTTGTTGGTGGAAACCAGACAGTTAAACAAACAGATTTTGACGACAGGATAGATGTCGTTCCTGTGTCTGATCCAAATATGTTTTCTATGTCACAAAGAGTGGCAATGGCACAGTTACAGTTACAACTAGCTCAGAGTAATCCTGAGCAGCATAATTTGCAAGAAGCGTACCGCCGTATGTATCTTGCATTGGGAGTGGATAATATTGAGGCGCTTCTTCCTCCCCCGCCTCAACCACAACCAACAGATCCAGGACTCGAGAATTCTATTTCATTGTTAGGAAAACCTCTCAAAGCATTCGAGGGTCAAGATCATCAAGCTCATATTGATGCTCATCGTGCTTTCATGTCAAGCATGTTAGTTAAAAGTAATTTACCTGTAATGAGTATTTTACAAGCTCATATTTCTGAACATATTTCATTAATGGCAAGACAAGCAGTGATGGAACAAATGGCTCCTCAGATGCAACAGATGCAACAAGATCCTCAAGCACAGCAACAGATGCAGATGCAGATGGAAGCTGCTATTGCAAAACAAATTGCTGAGATGACAAATAACATGGTTGCCGAAGAACAAGAAATGATGGAAGGTATGGGTGAAGACAGTCTTGTTGAATTGCGCAAAAAAGAATTAGATCTTCAAGCAGCAGAGATAAGACGAAAAGAAAAATCAGATGAAAATCAGATGGCTTTAGATTTATTAAAAGTAAAACAAAAAGAAAAGCTACAGGATGAAAAGATTGACTCTACTGAGGATATCGCTCAACTTAGAGCCGCTGTAACTTTGGAGAAAATGAATGCCGCAAGACGCTCCTAAAAACAATGCTTACGATATCTATAGAAGTGTTCGTGACCGCATAGATACTGAAAAACTAGATGCTGTTGAATTTGCAACTTCTTTGATAAATGTTTCTAAAATACTGCTTCATGAGGAAATGCCAGCAGATCAAGCAGAAATATTATTTGATATGATAAATAAATCTTTTTTAATTGAAAAAAATAATGTAACGTATCATTGATGAAAAAAAGATTAAAACCAGTACCTAAATCTAATAAAGGACTTAAAAAACTACCTACACCCGTTCGTAATAAAATGGGCTTTATGAAAAAAGGTGGTATAGCTAAGGCTAAAAAGAGAGGATAATATGAAATTTAAAAATGCAAAAATGACCAAAGTCCCTCAGAAAAACCCCTTTCCAAATACTAAAGTAGCTTCAACAGCGGAACAAGTTTTTCCTGCTTTTGTTGTTAAAGATAACAAAGGAAGCGGACCTCAAGGACAAACAAGTAGAATGCAAATTAAAAAAGTAGCTTTCAAAGGCGTAAAATAGTATACTTCGCTACTTTAACAAAGGAGGTTCTATGAACTTACTAAAAGATCTATGGTCACATATTAAAGAGTGGTCAGAGTGGAAAATGAAGGACTGGATTAAGGCCGCTATAGTAGCGATCATTGTTATCTGGATACTTAGCTGGATGACAGGTGGAGCAGCATAGTGCTTAATCTACTCGGTGGCTTACTTGGTGGTGGAAAAGGTGGAGCCTTAGCTACTATTTCAAAAGTTGTCGATGAACTTCATACATCAGAGGAAGAAAAATTAGATAAAAAAATTCTAATGCAACGCTTACAACAAAAGCTTGCAGAAAAACAATTAGATGTTAATGCAAAGGAAGCCAGCCATCGCAGCATATTTGTTGCTGGCTGGCGACCAGCGATTGGCTGGTGTGGAGCCCTAGCGCTGTTCTTTGCCTTTATCCTATCTCCCCTTATTGATTGGTATGCAAAATTTTCAGGTATGGATATTGTCCCACCTGCCATAGAAACTGGACCCCTTCTAGCAATTGTCACTTCAATGCTCGGCGTATCGGGCCTTCGCACCTTCGAAAAGGCAAAAGGTCTTACTAAGTGACATACGACGAATTAGCTGGTTCCGTAAAACTATCCGAAGGCTTTAGAGATCACGTATACATAGACACCGAAGGATTTCGCACAATAGGCTGGGGTCATAAAGTAGTACACGAAGATAAATTTGAAGATGGTAAGACTTACACAAAACAAGAATTACAAGAAGTATTTGATAAAGATTTAAATAAAGCAATTGGTATGGCAAGACAACTTATGGAAGAACATGATGTAAGAGATTTGCCTACAACCGCGCAGCATACCATTACCGAAATGGTATTTCAACTTGGAAAATCAGGCGTGTCCAAGTTCCGTAACATGTGGAAATGCCTGCAGGAAAGCAATTTTATAGGCGCGAGCTACGAAATGCTCGACTCGAAATGGAATAAACAAACTCCAAATCGTTGCAAAAAATTAGCTGACCAAATGAAATCATGCGAATAGAAAATTTTTTTACACATTATAAAAATCAATTAATATCTAGACAACAGCAAGTAGAAGAGGCTATACTAGGCGGATTGTGCAAAAGTTGGGAAGATTATAGATATCTTACTGGTAAACTTGATGCACTTAAACAAGAAGAACAGGAACTCACGGACCTGCTAAGAAAAACGGAGCTAGATGATGACTAAACCTAAACTAATTGTTCCTAAACATGTATGGGACGGTAAACAAGCAGAACAAAAAAAACAAGAACTAGAAAAGATACCTGAACCGACAGGATTTAGAATAGTTTTATTCCCTTTAAAATTAGAAAATAAAACAGCAGGAGGCATTCATTTAACAGATGAAACTGTTTCCGAATCACAATTAACAACGAACATATGCAAAGTATTAAAGATAGGACCGAGTGCTTATAAAGACAAAGAAAGATACCCCGATGGTCCGTGGTGCAAGAAAGATGACTGGATACTTATAACCCGTTATGCAGGTTCTCGCATCAAGATAGATGGCGGAGAACTTCGTATTATCAACGATGACGAAGTCCTGGCAGTTGTCGATGATCCGAGAGATATATTGCCAGCTAACATTTTATAAACATGGAGAAGTCTATGCAACCGCAGTCGTTGTCTAATCAAGACAGAATGGTCCCTATTGATACCTCTGGTGAGGGCGTTGAAATAGAACTAGAAAATAAAGAAGAAGAACAAAAGCAAGAGCCTGAAGTTAAAGTTGAAGAAACAGAAGCTCCTGTAAAAGAAGAAGCAAAAGAAGAACCCAAAGCAAAAGAAGAAGAGCTTGAAGAGTATTCTCAATCTGTAAAAAGACGTATTGATAAACTTACACGTAAAATGCGTGAAGCAGAGAGACGTGAACAAGCAGCAATTGAGTACGCTAAAAAAGTTCAACAAGATATTAAAACTATCGAGTCAAAGAAAAAAGAAGCAGACACTAGTTATGTCGCTGACATATCAAATCGTGTAACTGCTCAAATTGATTCTGCTCAATCCAATTTAAAAAATGCTATTGCTGCAGGTGACGTTGATCAACAAGTAGCTTATCAAAGAGAGATAGCGTCTTTAACAGCAGAAGAAGATAGGGTTAAAAGAGAAAAAGCAAGATTAGAAAAATTAGCAGAACAAAAAGAAACACCTGTTAATATTCCTCAACAACCGCAAGCTCAAAAAGCTCCTCCTCAACCAAGTGCAAAGGCAACTGCTTGGGCAGATAAAAATTCTTGGTTCGGTGAAGATGAAGTAATGACCTATGCTGCATATGGAATTCATCAAAAACTTTTAGGAGAAGAAGGCTACGATGCAAATTCTGATGAATATTACGAAGAAATAGATAAAAGGATAAAAAAAGAGTTTCCTCATAAGTTCAAAGATGATACTAATGAGGTACAAGCAAGCACCAGACAACCAGTCCAGACTGTTGCTTCTGCTACTCGTACGACAAAAACTGGACGCCGCACCGTGAAACTCACACCCTCACAGGTAGCTATCGCAAAAAAACTTGGTGTGCCACTTGAAGAATACGCAAAACACGTGAAGGAGGCGTAATATGACTGAAAAGATAAACAAAACCTCACGCAAGCAAGAGACCCGTGCAAAGGATGTTCGAAAGAGGGGATGGGTCCCTCCAAGCAACTTAGAAGCACCTGAACCACCAGAAGGTTTTCACCATCGGTGGGTAAGAGCTGAGTATCGTGGCATGTCTGATGAAAAAAATATCATTGGCAGACTACGAAGCGGGTATGAGTTTGTGAAAGCAGATGAGTATCCGGATAGAATGGATTTACCTTCTATCGCTGATGGCAAATACAAAGGTGTTATAGGAATTGGCGGATTATTATTGATGCGTTGTCCAATTGAAGTGAAAGAAGACCGAGATGAATATTTCAGAGGTCTCACCGATACGAAGACAAAATCTATTGAAAATGATCTACACAAAGAAGAGCATCCAGCGATGCCAATCCATCAGGAAAGGCAAAGCAGAGTAACTTTTGGAGGCGGCAAGAAATCTTAATGAGTAAGTTTCGAGTCATCTTCAATAAATTTAGGAGACTAAGATGGCTAACATAGATCAAGCCTTCGGATTACGTCCAATTGCTAAAGTGGGTTCCGCTCCTGGTGGAACTACTGGAACAACTAAATACTCTATAGGCGACAACCAAAGTACTGCAATCTTCACTGGCGACCCCGTTAAATATAAAAATGACGGAACAGTTGAAGTAGCTACTGCAAGTGACGCTCTTTTAGGTGTATTTTTAGGCTGTTTTTATACAGATCCAAGCACTTTAAAACCGACGTTTCGAAATTTTTTCCCAGCTTCGACATCACCCGGTGATGCGATAGCTTTC